GGAAGTAGCCGAACAATTGGGCGGGGGTGCGAAGGTATGACAATTAATGAGGTAATAATTGCTGGAAGATTAACCAAAAGTCCGGAATTAAAATACACTTCCGGAAACAATACTGCGGTATGCAAATTCAGTGTAGCTCTTGACAGGTACATGGGCGAAGGAAAGGAAAAGGCTACAGATTTTATCAATGTTACGGCTTGGAAGGATACAGCCGAGTTTGTCAGCAAGCATTTCGACAAGGGCAGCAAGATTATTATCAAGGGGAATCTCAAGCAGAACGTATGGGAGGATAACGACAATAAAAAGCATTATGACGTTGAGGTTTGGGCTGAAAAGGTAGATTTCGCTGACTCCAAGAAGGAAGGCGCCGGCACTGAAAATGGAAACGGCAACGGCAACGGAGGGACTCCTCCGGGAACACCGCCGGGGACTCCGCCTCCGGAGCAGCCGACAACACCGTCGGCAGGGAACAAACCACTCTGGATGCAGAAATAGGAGGGCACCATGAAGATTGATATGCAAAACGACGGCAATGTCACGATCCAGCTTGACCCCGGTGAGAAAATCCAGATTTCCTCCGATTTTACCCGGGTGGTCAACCAGAAATATGACCCCATGGTCACATGGTTTGCGGATCCGAAAACGCCGGAAAAGGATAAGGCGCCGTATGCGCAAACCTATACACGGGCCATGGCCGGCATGAGCTTTTTATATCAGTTTCTTTTGCGCTGCGGTTATACGGAAGATGAAATCCGGGATCTTGCAAAGATCCCGTTTTAGGGGTGATTTCGTGAATCCATTCAGCATAGACGGATATTGGAGAATCGATCCGGATCACCGGTACGACCGGAGCTCTGGTCCGGTGATCACCCGGAAGATGACGCCGGCAGAAGTGGAGAAGTATGGGGCCATCCAGGGCGATGGAAAGCGGCCCGTTATGGCGGGCGTTGAAAAAATGATGAGGAAGGAGATTGAGGAAAAAATGTATGAAAAGAAAATCGAAAAAAAACGACTGATAGAGCTATGCAAAGAACATGGTTTTGGAGAAAAGGCCTATAAGGAAATAGCGGATATTCTTGGGGTGAAATGGATTACTGTGAGCACAACAGTGTCCAGAATGCAGATTAAGAAGCTGATCGAGGCGGAGAAAAAGGATGCGCCGGCGAAGGTAGCCGATAAGGTTATGTCAATGATAGGGCCTTATATAGCGCCGGAGGTAGCTGCGGAAGTGGGCTTGATAAAACCAGTTGGAGCAAGTGGTACTCTTGGGGATATGTTGCGGGCCATTGATGGGGACATCTGCGAACCAGTCGATCCTGAACCGGTAACTGTTACGGATTCGAGGTGTATACTCCCAACACCGATGCAACCATCGCTATCTGAACTTGATGCCGAATCATTGATCTCTTACTTGATGCCAAAGAAAGTACCCAAAGTCTACATATCCACAGGATGGGGTAATAAAACGGCGGCTATCCGAATAGGGAAAATTGTCGAGGCCTTCGGGGGCCAGATCAGTGTGCCCTGGTGGACATGGGAAGACGCGGACCGGGCGGAACTACTCAAACAATACGGAGAGCAGGAAATCGAAGGAATCCGGGAATGCGACCTGTTTGTCTGCATGCTTCCGGGGGAGCGGGGAACGCATACGGAGCTGGGCGTCGCGCTGACGTGCGGGAAACGAGTCATGCTGTATACGCCGCACCAGGGATTCTACGATAGCATTCCCTTTTATTTTTGCAATGGCGTGCAGCTGGTGGCTGGAGAGATCGAGGATCTGATCATTGAGATCCATAAGGTGATGGAGGCGGTGGGGTGATGACAAGCGAAATGCATAAAACTTTTGCCTGGTTTGTTGCTTTGGTTTATACGATTGCATTTGTTTTATCGATCACCAGCATCCAGGCACAACTCAGACATGTACAGTCCCAGATTTCCACACTCTCTGAGGCCGTCAGCTCCATTGACACGTCCGCCGGCCATGATGAAATCGAAGCCGATATACAGGAGCTGCGGGAGGAGGTCCGGATGCAGATCGATGAGATCCAAAAAGAGATGGAAAAGATCCGGAAGGATCCCGTCAGCCGCGCAGGCGGCCGGAGCAGAATCATGTGGGTGACGGCGTATGATCTGAGCTATGAAAGCTGCGGGAAGTATCCGGATCATCCGGAATACGGCATCACGGCGAGCGGCGAAAGAGTGCGGGAATGGTATACCATAGCTGCGGGGCCGGAGCTGCCATTCGGGACGGAGGTTTATATTCCGTATTTTCGCGACAAGCCCAATGGTGGAGTATTTGTGATCAAGGACCGCGGCGGGGCAGTTAAAAACAGCTGCCTGGACGTGTACATAGCAGATCATGAGGCATGCGACCGGTTCGGGCTGCAACGGCTGGAGGTGTATGTTTTGACGGATAAATAAAAGAATGTGAAGGAGATGGATTTATGATGAATAAACAGGATCAAAAAAGAGGTTGGTACGGGAAGTACATTATCGAAAAAGCTGATGGTAGCCAAATAGATGTAGGAGCAGAGTATTTTGTCCTCCGCATTGATAAAGACCCTGCGGCGAGAATTGCGGCCAGAGCATATGCAGAGGCGGTAAAGGATACGGCCCCGCTGTTGGCAAGGGACATCATCCAAAAATGCAGTTATTATGACGAGGGATATTTTCACCAGTAAAAATCAAATGCGCATTATAAGCATTTCACGAAGGGGAGGGTTATATGAAAACTATATCATTATGGCAACCATGGGCATCGCTGATTGCAACCGGAGCAAAGAAGATCGAAACAAGAAGTTGGCCGACAAATTACCGCGGGCCGCTTGCAATACATGCAGCTAAATATATGCCTAAGCCATACCAACTGGAAATGGGTATTGAAGCATTTAATCGGATACATAATGCGCTTCTTACTTGCTATCCTCACGGTTACAATCGAGACTTTCTTCCAAAGGGTGAGGTAATCGTAACTTGTATCCTGAGAGATTGTTTGAAAGTCACAGGAGAAATTGGATGCCCGGGACACAAAAGCCCAATACTTGAAAATGGCTTGGTCATTACCGGGAACGAATTCTATTTTGGTGATTATACGACAGGCCGCTATGCTTGGATTTTAGAAGATATCCAGCCGCTTCCGGAGCCGATACCGGCGAAGGGAATGCAGGGGTTGTGGAATTGGGAGGTATGACGTGAGCTGTCTCTTTAAAGTAAACGGGCAAAACAGATATGAAAATAACAAGAAAATGACTGTATCTGTATACGGAGTAAGAACATCAGAAAATAGTAAACATAAAGCTGAATTCCTTGTGTATTATGGCGGTCATTGGATTTGGACAGAGGCAGACTGTTATACTCCGATAGACAATAAACATAGCTGAATAAGCCGGTTGGGGGTCAGACATGACAGAAGATAAATACTTTAATATTCCCACGGAGCTGCGGGACCTGCCGCGGTGGGTAGGGTGGCGGATCGAGAACCGGGACGGCAAACCTACGAAAGTGCCGGTGAACATCAAGACCGGCGGCAGAGCCATGTCGAATACCCCAAGCACCTGGGGCGGTTTTGAATCCGTGCTGCATTACATACAAGAGCACCCTAACCTCTCCGGCATCGGCTTCATGCTGGGCGACGGATATGTGGGAATTGATATTGACGACTGCTGGGACGATGGATCCATGGCCGAGCATGCCCGGGATATTGTTGCCACATTGAACAGCTTCACGGAATCGAGTCCCAGCGGACAGGGCCTTCATGTGATATGCAAAGGAAAGCTCCCGGAGGGACGCCGGCAGGTGTTCATCGAGCGGCCGGACCATCCGGACGCGCACCTGGGAATCTATGATGAGCGCCGGTTTTTTTGCATGACAGGGCAGGTGCTGGACGATGGCCACACGGTGGTGGAGGAGAGATCCGCCGAGCTGGCCGCTGTACATGAAAAGTATGTAAATGTGAAAAAACAGGGTAAAAATGATAAAAAACCATCGAAAAACGTGCAAAAAACCACTGATTTTGCAAATGATGATGATTTGATTGAAAAGGCTATGGTCGCAAAAAACGGCAGCGCCTTTTCTTCTTTGATGCGCGGTGTTTGGGAAGGATTATACGCCAGCCAGAGCGAGGCGGACCTGGCTTTGTGCAATATGCTGGCGTTCTGGTGCCGGTGCGACGCCGGCATGATGGACCGTATTTTCCGAAGGTCGGGATTTTTCCGGGAGAAGTGGGACCAGATCCATGGCGAGGGCGGCACCTATGGCCAGATCACGATCCGGAAAGCGATCCAGGATTGCGGGCAGACATATGAGCCGGGAAGGAAGAATGCCGCAGCGGTACCAGAACAGGATCTGGGGCTTGACCAGCTCGGTGATCCGCCGCCAGAGAGACTTCCGGGATGGATATTTGATTCATATCACGATATGTGGAATGCCGAGAGGCTAAAAGAGACGTTCGGAGACATTATCCGATTCAATGTAAAAAAAGGTTGGCATATTTACACCGGTACCCACTGGAAATGCGATGAGTTAAAGCAGATCCGCGGCCTGGCCGATCAGACGATTGTCAAGCTGTACCAATACCAGGATCTGATCAAAAAATATGATTCGGATCACGAAACCAAGAAAAATAAGGCTTATGTCACATGGCTTTCCTCCGCCAGGAATGCATCCAAAAAGGATGCCATGATCCGGGAGGCAGAGGCATTAGATGGTATTGCCGCGCTTCCGGAATGGTTTGACAAGGACAAATTTCTTTTAAACTGCCGTAACGGGACATTGGATCTTCGGACCGGAGAGCTGCACCCGCACAATAAGGACCAGATGATCACCCGGATCATTGATATTGATTATGATCCGGATGCAAAAACAGCGTTATGGGACAGGTACCTGGAACGGATTTTCGACGGGAAAAAGGAACTGATCGAATTTATCCAGCGTGCCATTGGGTATACTCTGACCGGCAGCATCAAGGAACAGTGCATTTTTATCCTGTACGGCGTTGGAAAAAACGGTAAGTCCACTTTTGTAGAGACGGTAAGGGATATCTTTGGGGATTATGTACGGAAGGTATCCGACAAGGTTTTCACGTCGAAGGATAATTATTATAACAGTATGGGAGAGATTGCCCGCCTGCCCGGGGCACGGATGGTAACAACAGATGAGCCGAAGGAGGGCGCCCAGCTGGAGGAAAACATGGTCAAGCAGATTTCCGGAGGTGCGCCGCTGCTGGCAAAGTATTTGTACAAAGAACCGTTTGAATTTATGCCGGAATTCAAACTCTGGATGGAGGCGAACCATAAGCCGATCATTAAAGGGACTGACCTGGGGATCTGGCGCCGGATCCGGCTGGTGCCGTTCAATGTGGTCATCCCCGTGGAGGAACGGGATACGGATCTGCTTGCCAAACTAAAATCGGAACTGCCCGGGATCCTGGCATGGATTGTGCGAGGTTGCCTGATGTGGCAGAAAGATGGAATGAAAGAGCCGCAGGATGTTATTGCCGCTACGGATGATTACAAAAGTGAAATGGATATGTTTCAGACCTTCTTGGACGAGTGCCTGGAGAAAAACCACGATGGCAACATCCGATCCGGAGATCTGTACAATGTTTATTCCTTTTGGTGCGCGGAAAACGGTACCCGGCCGCTGTCGTCCACCAAGCTGGCTATCAAGCTGCAGGACAGAGGATATAAGAAGGACAGGAACAAGCTGGCGCGATATTGGGAGGGTGTTGAATTGACGGAGGCGGGAAAAAGCTTCCTGCATAAAAAATATGAGGGAAGAAAGTTGTATGAGGATCGATACGACAATGAACTTCCAATTGAGTGGCAAAAAAGGTGACAGCGGGTGACAGGTTGATGACAGGTTGGGCAACCTGTCACCGCCATACTCCTATCTATATTATATATACTTTGGTGACAGGTATGACAGGTAGAAAGATAAATAAATAGGTAAAAGAAAAAAATATATAGAAAAAGATTTTATAAACGTGTCAAACCTGTCACCTTTTTGGAAAAAAAATCGGCTTCAAATGCAGATGGTTGTAAGCCGGTGACAGGTTGAAAAGTGGGCAAGGAAAGATAATGACATCATTACAGGGGGAAATGCA